CTGCCTGCTCTTCGATTGCCTGCTTCTTCCGCTTTGGGTATTCCTTCTGGAGAAGCTCAGCACATCTTGAACTGTTTGATGGAAGACGGTAGGCCATCCCATTGATTTCAAAGAATATAGCTTCGATTCTCCCATCTCCATGATAATGCTTCATGAGCTTAGTAGCTCCGTATTTTGTCAGGATTTGCTCTACCTCAAAGACAGTTTTTTCCCATGGAACTTGAGTTGTATAGTTGCGCATCTTCATATCAATCACCTTCCAAAAACATCCTTTGTTCCGATGATGCTTGTTATTGTACCAGTCTTCATAGCAGCATCAGCAGACTTTTGCATTTTTTCTGCTTCTGATTTCTTTGACCTTGAGATTGTTGTCCCTTCTTCATTCTTGGTGATCATGAATGTCTCCCCGATCTTGACTTTCCAATCTTCTTCAGGACCATAATGCCAAATGGTTCTATCTACTTGGAATATTGAGCCAAGGAAACTTGGGAGCCTTCCCATATCTCTCTTGGTCACGTGCTTATAGATACTGAAACGATGAGAGACTTTTACATAGTGATTTCCAAATTCATCTTTTTTGATGTAGCGTCCATATATGATTGCCTTGTCAAATAAAGTGTGGACTTCTACCTTGACGAATTTGTCATTTGCCATGTTCACCCTCCAGTTTTTCCAACCTCTCGATTATCTCGTTCTGGTTATCAACCAGGTCCGCGATGACGCCACTCAGCTTTCCTTTCTCAATCTTCTTCATTTCTTCACCTTCGGAATTTTCATGAAACAGAGCCAATGGGTTTTGTTTTTTAATGGACTTTTATTCCCAAACAAAGGAGTAGTATGGAACTGTTTCAGAACCTCCTTGAGCGGGATTTCGTTTTCGTTCCATTTGAAGATAAGGACTCCATAATCCTCCAAAACACGCCAACATTCATTAAATCCCTTATGAAGATCCTCACGCCAACTTGGATCCAGATCCCCATATTTTTTTGAGATAATGCTTCTGCTTGCTCTTTTCTTTGTGTGTGGTGGGTCCCAAACAACCATTTTGAAAGATTCATCAGGATAATCAATATCTCTAAAATCTCCAAGTTTGTCTGGTTTGACACAAAAATTAGGACGTTCCTCTAAAAATCCTTTATCCTCTTTTCGACAATCCATGTAGAGAACGTTAGGATTTTTCTTGTCAAACCAGAACATCCTACCACCACAACAAGCATCAAGAATGAGTTTCTTCATGCAGCTCGCCCCACCGTTGGCTTCTCGTTGCAATCGCAGAAAAGTACATGCGATATCCACTCCAGCAGCTTCTTTGAGCCTTCATGATCTGACGACGTTACACAGATTGCCATCTTCTTCCCAACTGGGAATATACTTGAGAGGAAATACGGTTTTACTATCAGGTCAGTCCCAATTCCCAGTTTAGATGGGCCGATGTAAACCATGGCATCATCTGCCGGAAACATCTTGGCCAGCTGGGGCAGGTGCCTTCTCAACCTCCTTTCAACTTCAATGTCAGGAATGTTTCCATCCAGTTCCCGCTGCACATGTCCAGAATCAGTCATCTTTTGTAATCGAGTATCCCCTGTCATTTTCATAACCTCATCGTCTTTGCAAAATCCTTCCCCCTCTCTTGACATACTGCTCTCTGAGTTTTTCTATGTCCCTCTCATGACCTTCCTCAATATAGAGGGTCTTGCCATTCTTGGTGTACATAGGACAGTAAATCATTGTTCCGCGCCCCCAGTTCTTACAGACATATCCGTTGGCACTTCGAACCATGGCATAGTTGCATACTGGGCATCTGTGCATCAAGATCACATCGGGGGCTTTGGCTTGTCTGCTTTCCAGATAGCCACGAACTTCCCATGTCGGCCAGCGTCTTTCATAATGAACAATTCGTCGCCGTCTTCGAATCCAAGATGCTCCTGGATTTTCTTTGGAATGTGGACATAACAAGTCCCCCCATTGTCAATAGGCTTAACTCGCACAATCTCTTTTTCTTGCATTTCAATCAACCTAGGGTTTTAACAGCATTAAACTTTTTAAACCTTGCGCAATATACCTTTACGGTCGATTTTCTGATGGAGGATTATATCAAACGAGGATGGGCGATTTTTCCACTGAAGGGGAAATTGCCAGCTCGCGGAATACGCTGGAGGGATGAATCAGCACCAAAGGCTGAAGGGTTTCGTGAGGGAGACAACGTCGGGCTGGACTGCGGCAAGAGCGGCCTTATTGTAATAGATATAGACTCCAAGGCAGACCGTGACGGGATTGCCGAATGGAACGCCCTGACTTCCAAATATGGGATAGATATCAGCGGAGCACTCCAGGCAAAGACCGGAGGTGGTGGTTATCACTTCATTTTCAAGGACACGACAAACGGCGAGATTGGCAACAGCGCAGGCAAGCTCGGACCAGGAATCGACGTCCGTGCAAATGGCGGTTACATTGTGCTGCCTCCATCTGTGCATCCACAGACTGGTGCCAAATACGAGCAGGTCGGGAGCTGGGAAGGGCAGGAACCTGCGCCAGTCCCGCCAGTACTTGTTGGACTGCTACGCAAGGACAAGGCTAAACAGCAGCTCCTGGCACCAGCCGGAGTGAGCAGGAAACCACAGGTTATTGGGGAGATTGAATATACTGGGCGGGACAGATATGCTGAAGTTGCAATTCGCAATGAAGTCGAGCGGGTGCGCTCTGCACCAAGCGGGGAGCGCAACGACACCCTGAATCGAGCTGCGCACGCTCTGGGAAGGTTGGTCGGTGCAGGCAGGCTCAATGAGAGCGATGCCCTGAGCCAGCTTCGCAGTGCAGCTGGGTCCAATGGGCTGAGTGCAAATGAGATTAATGCCACGATTGCAAGCGGGTTCGAGAGCGGAAAATCCGACCCCGAATACACAGGAAGGCCAGATGCCATAATAGTCGATGAGGCTGGCCAGAGAGACTGGGAGGCCGAGCTGATTGACATCATCAACACCTGCGTGGTCGTAAATGCTGGGAAGGATGCCGAGTACAAGAAGGCAGACCCGAATCGTGGAACGAAACTTCGAAAATTGTTTTCCGAATGGATTCTGCACGAGGGTAAGTATATCTCAATCCCATATCGGAATGATTATAAAATCCTGAGGTATGATGGAAAAAAATATTGTGAGGGGGGAAAGGAACATATTGAAGCATTTTTAAGGGAGACTCTGGTTCGGAATCATGGGGATGAGTTTTGCAAGCCGAATTTTTATGCCGACATCCTGAAGAATCTGAAGATAGATACATATTGTAAAACCGACGAACTCAACCCAATCAAACTTATTCCTTTTGAGAATGGCGTTCTGGACCCAACAAACAGAGTTCTTATGAAACACTCACCTGATTTGAAATTTACATATACCACAGGGTATAATTATGACCCAACTGCTGAATGCCCGAGATGGGAGAGCCATATAGCTGCGCACGTTCTTCAAGAACAACAGGCAGCGCTTCAGGAAATGGCTGGATATATGTTCATGGATAACAACCGATATCAGAAGTGGTTTTTGCTTAGAGGGCCAGGGCAGAATGGAAAATCAATAGTGTTGGATACCCTGCGCAGATTAATCGGAGAAGAAGCTGGAGCTGGTGTTGAATTGAAACGTCTTGCAAATAATGATTTTGCGGTTTCCAGATTGTACCAGAAAAAGGTGAATATCTGCGCAGATATCAGCGCCACGGAAACGATTGACGTGAGCAGAATCAAAACACTCACTGGCGACAGGAGGCTTGATGTCGATGTCAAGCACGAGGATGGGATTGACATGGAATGCTACACCACCCTCATCTTTTCTACTAATATATGCCCAAAGCTCTCAGACAGGAGCGATGGGTGCTTCAGGCGTGTTGTTCTCTTCGACTTCATCAAGAAGGTCGAGAACATCGATTCCCAGTTTCAGGCCAAGATTGACAAGGAGCTGCCTGGGATTTTCAACTGGGCCATGGTCGGGTTTGACAGGTTGCGAGCTAATGGGAAGTTCACCTGGACCGAGGACATCGCCAAGGTGCGGGATGATTATGAGCGCAAGAGCGACCCAGTAGCTATGTTCTGCGACGAATACCTTGAGGAGATTGAGGTTCCTGGTGGAGAAGAGTTCACAAATATGAACTCGGCACCACATACGGCGGTATATGACTGGTACTGCCAGTTTTGTGCCAATGTGAATATCCAACCCCTCAGCCGTGGTGCTTTAGTGCGAAAAATGTACAGGCATTATAGAGATTGTGGGCATTATGTTAAGAAATATGGACCAGTCTGGAAGGGTCTCAAGCTCAAAACGATTCTTATGAAGCATGAAAACAACAATATTGGTGAGCGGGAATATAGTTTGTGATTCCCAAAAAAGTGCTTTTTTTTATCATTTCAATTCTGTGGTAGTTAGTGTATTTAACAAAATGTTAAGTTGCCCACTTGTATAAAATGTGTAAGTGGAAAAATGGTATTTGTGTTCCATTCTGTTTGTTTGTTAGGTGTTAAATGATGGTTGTTCGACCAACACAGATTATACAAGAGTACCACTCTTACTGACTGTAAGGTTGGTTTGATAGCTCAAACTTATTGAGGGGTCAAAAATCACTGTTAGGGGAATTGATACCCAGTTATAAAAGTTGGAGCGTTCGTGCAGTTTCTTCCACTATACACGTTTTGGCACTTTAGGAAGGTGTGACCATCTTTTACAACACAGCGGAAACTATTAAATTTTTTACTGGATAATAATACCTGTGCGTCCACATCCAAAGAACCCTGTTCCGAATTTAGATTTCAACCGTGACACACCAGCGAGGCTTGAATGGGTCCATAAATTACAGACCCAGGGTTATGAAGACTGGGGCATCGCTGCGATTCTCAACGTGAGCGACGCCACAGTCAAGCGTGACCTGGAGCGAATCAAGAAGCGCATCAACGTGGAACATGATTTGATTCGCCACCGAAGCCAGCTTGAGTGGGTCGTGCGGGAATCCATCGGGCGGTATCTTGAATGCCTTAAAGAGGGCAACAGTAAGGAAGCCATGAAATGGTTTGATAGGGTTTTACAAGCCACTTCCAACAAAACCAGATTTCTCTCCAATGACAAAAATACCATCATGTTTGTTCAGAACAACAACATCCAGAACAACACAGTGAATTTGACGGCGGAGGAACTCATCAAGGTTGCGGGGAAGAAGGTGGCTGTTTCTGAAAAATCTTGAATTTCTTTTCAATGTGACGGGCAAGAAGCCATATCCCTATCAGGAAAAACTCGAGGCCCACCCAGCGCCAAAAAAGATAATCAACAAATCCCGCCAGATGGGACTATCCTATTACTGCGCCGTGAAGGCCGTGAATGCAGCATACCTTGGAAAGAGCGTCCTCATCGTGTCGCCAAGTGAGCGCCAGTCCATCCACCTGGTACGCTACGTCTATGAAGTCCTCAATGGGATTCGCTCCCTGGACCAAAACATCAGTATGGGAATCGTGGAGGAATCCAAGACTACGATTCGCTTCGAGAGTGGCGGTGCAATCTATTCCCTGCCAAATTCCCCGAATACGATTCGTGGAAAGCAGGCCGACCTCATAATAATCGACGAGGCGGCCTTGTTTCTCAATGGCACCGATAAAGAAGTCTGGGAGGCTATCCTGCCATCATTGTCCAGAGGGGGCGAAATCTGGCTTATTTCGACACCTTATGGTGAGCGTGGGCTTTTCTATGAAATTTGGAAAGATGCCGAGAAACACGGATTTAAGCGCTTCACGCTGAATTATCGTGAGTGTCCCGACCTTAAAATCGAGCCAATCAAGGAATCCCTGGACCATCTCTCCTTCTTGCAGGAGTATGAAAACAAATTCCTCGGGGACGTGACCTCGTTCTTTCCCTATGATTTGCTGCACAGCTGCACGAATCCGAACATCACCTCAACTGATGGCGCCCCACGGTATATTGGAATCGATGTCGGGAGGCGCTCTGACTTCACGGCGATTTCTGTGATTGAGGAAAATGACGGGAGATTCTCCATGTTGCACTTTGAGAAGTTGCAGCATAAGACCTTCCGTGAGCAGCACGCAAGGATAACCGAGCTGATACAGACATTCAAACCTGCCAAGCTGGCGATTGATGAGGGTGGCCTTGGAATGCAGCTGGCTGAGGAATTGCTCGAGCAGGAGGGTTCCATCATCATGCCCGTGACATTCACCAACGAGAACAAGAACGTGATGATGGTGGACCTCAAGCGCCTCTTTGAAACCAAGGAAATCCAGATTCCCGATTCCAAGGAAATCATCGGCGCCCTTCATATGATTCAGAGAGTGCAGGCTGGTGGCCTGGTCAAGTATGAATCAGACCGAAGCGACGAGCACGGCCATGCTGACTCCGCCTGGTCCCTCGCCCTGGCACTCTACTCGATAGAGAAAGGCGATGTCGGGGTTGCCGATAGCGAGGGGATTCTCTGAAGTGCTTCAACTCTTTCAGGTTCCAGTATGTGCTGTTCTCATACTACTCAAAGGAGCTGCGGGAAGCTGAAGAGTTGTTTTACCTCTACAATGAAAAATATCCTCAGGAGCATCGGCATGACTACATCTATGCGGCGATTTTGTATGTCGTAACAAACAAGAAGGCCAACATGGAGCGCCTTTTATCCTCACTTGACAAGCGCAGCCGCTCACTGTTCTACAAAGAGGTGGAACGCCTGGAAGACATCCAGCGAAAGAGAACCTTTAAAAAGAAGGACGCATCGGCTTATTCTATTGGTGTGAGTGAAGGGTTTTTATGAGGTGTATGATTGGGACTTTTTGATTTTCTTTCTGGAGGAGCAAAAAATACTGGAACATCTGGCATGGTGAAAGCACCAGCATCTCTTAATCCACAGACCGACCCATATTCAGAAAGCGGGGGGGTTGTCACCAAAACCATTTTGTCGAGATTCCCTCTCCCTCCCCGCTATCTCAAATTCCTGGCATTTAACGTCGATATTCTCCGAATCGCAATCCAGCATCTGAAAAACGAAATCTTCATCACAGGGATTGAAATCGAGGAAGCGTACGACGTAAAATGTACTAATCCTGACTGTGAGAAGAAATTTGAATACACAGCTAAAACGTGTGACGTCTGCGGTTCGGAGGTTACACAACCTCTCTGGGCTGAGCGGAAAAACCTTGAGAAAATCTATTCCAGAATAAATTCACTGGGGCAATCACTTCCTGAAGTCATAAAGGAATTCGAGGAGAACCTCGAAATCTATGATAATGGGATGTTGTATGTCAAGCAAGAATACACAATCAACAAGACCGACGGCTCAATCATTGGCAGGATTCCACAGGAAACCATGTCTGTCTCTCCCGTGAACTTCGAGAAGAACCTTTCTGATACTGGTATAATTGGTGCTGCCCTTGATGGAACTCCAATTCGTATTTGCCTTCGACATCGTGAATCAACCACACCGAGCATGACTTGTAAGATTGACGGGTGTGGCTGGAAAACATATCCAGTCGAATTCACAGAGACATTCGGCAAGAGTCGCAATCATTACATTCCAGGGGAGATAATCCACAAAACCAAATATACCTCCACCAAGCGCATGGGCTACTCCCCTATCTATGCCATCTGGAAGAAACTCTTTGCCCTCTGGTATCTTGATGAGCAGCAGATGAAGCAATTCCAGGAAGGACGCCCACCTAAAGGTTTCTTGGTCCTCAACATGGGCCAGAGCCTGCTGGATTCACTCATCAAGAAAGTCAAGAATATCTTGCGGGAGAACCCCAACACAATTCCATTCCTTGCAGTTGAGGCCCAGGGCAAGAAGATGGCCGAGTTCATCAATGTCTCTGGTACTTCATCAGACCAGCAGCTGCTTGAGCATCGTGATGCAATCCGCCGAATGGTGGCTGCATTGTACGGAGTCATGCCTATTTTCTCGGGTGATATCAGTACGGGGGGTGGCCTAAACAATGAAAGTCAACAGGTTGTCGTCACCAATGATGCGGTGAAGCGTGGCCAGGAACTTCTGAACAGTACCATGGTTGAGCTGCTCTCGCTTTATGGAATCGATGGATGGCTTGCAGTTATCCAGCCAAATGAAGAGAAAGACGAAATGCGTGAATTGCAGATTGAGCAGATGAAGATTCAGAATGCCCAAGTCTTGCAAAGCATGGGCTTTGACATTTCCACAAATGAGCAGGGCGAGTTCGAACATTCTGAAAAACCAGTTCGTGAACCAACTGGCACCAAAAGCGGAGGTTTTGGGGAATCGCCTTTGATTAGCAAAGAAAAGCTCTTTGGTGAAGGCAACACAATCGAGAAAGCTGACAAGGTATATCTAAAGCCTGGAGAAAAACCACCTCATGGTGAGCCAGTTCATGAAGGTGAGAAGGGCGGACATTATTATTTCCCATCTGGCTCTGGAACTCCTTCTGAAAAGAAACCAACAACTGAAAAAAAAAAGTTGTCTGACCTCTTGAAAGAGGCAGGGGTTGGTTTTGAGGATATTCTGAGTGACAATACTGAAGCTCGCAAGAAGCTTAACCTGGCATTTGAACAGTCTGGAGTGAAAATCCAGATGGGTGATTCTGAGGATGAGATGAAAGAGAAGAACTATGCCAGAGCAAATCTTGTTCTTGACACATTTCCAACAGAGATAAAGAGCGCAGTGAATGAATTGAAAAAAGCATACTCCAGGGATGAAGTTGCTGCATATAGGAGGGGCAACAATATCTCATTTTTCCTTGCTGGCCAGCTTGGGACTTACATAAGGTTTCAGACTCCTGAGCGGCGGATTGCGTTTGCTGAAAAACTGAAAGGTCTTCTTGGTGGTGATGTCCGTGAAACAAATAAAGCTCTTAAGTACATTGGAATCAAGGAGAGGGTCAAGTCTTCTGGAATCAGGCAGACTGCGAAGGTAAAAACCCGTGAAGAGATAAATAACTCCCTGAAAGAAGTGACCCATGGTGGAGTCACATATAAGATAAGCCCAACGTACATCAAAAACTCAAAATCATTCAAGAATGAGGCGGCTCTGAAGAAAACATTTGATTCTGTCATTGATACTCTACCACCAAAGGCCAGGGAAGTAATTCAGAAAGGTGGCACGCAGGTGCATTTCATTACAAGGCCAGAGGCGAAGAAAATAACTGGGGCAACGCTGTCAAGCAGGTCGCTTGGATATTATGTTCGGAATACGAACCAGGTTTATATATTCCCAGAGAAATCTGACAGAATTGAATATACCATCAACACGAGTGAACTTTCTGAGGCAGGCTATTCTGCTGAAACAATCGAACGGCTTTCTTCAGATGCAAACATAGAATCCTGGAAGCGAACAGTGACTCACGAACTGGCACACGCTGTTGCGTATAATGAGGCAGGGTTTTCCTCAATGCAGAGCAAGTATGATGAGTACATCTTCTCGAAATATGAAGCTTACCAGCGCAGAGAGATGCTTGATGATGATTTCAAAACAAACTACATCTCAGGGTATGCAAAGACCTCACCATCAGAAGATTTTGCTGAGACGTTTGCTTATTACGCTAATTACAAGAAGGATGTTGATGAGTTGATTGAGAAGGATTTGATATTTGGCAAAATGCTCAAAGACAAATTCATTTGGATGAGGGATAATCTATGGTGATGGTTATTGAGTACAAGGGGGAAGAAATGGCGTATGTTAACACTGATGGCAGATTGATTTTCATCAAAGGCCCAGACCTCAATGAAATCATTGACAAGAACATTGGTGCCGTGCAGGAGACTGAGGACGAGTATGGCAATGTCCTCCTTGAAGAAGCTCCAGCTCCCTTGGATGTTGCCTTGACTTACCTCCGTGGACTTGGATTTAAGATAACCGAGAAGAGGTTGCCCGTTCTGGATGTCTCCAAGGCAAGCAAGAAAAGTGTTCTTGATAAGATGTTTGAGGAAGCCAAAGTGGCACTCAAGCTTGCTGATAAGAAAACCCTGGATACGACAGACCTTGAGAAAATCAAAGACTTTCTCATTCAGGAATTGAATGTTAAAGCCAATGATGCTCTTGATGCTTTCATTATGGAGAAATACTCAGATGAACTTGATGCGCTTGAGAAACAGATGAAAGTCAACGCAATCGATTCCCGTGAGGGGTACCAAACTCTGCTGAACAGTGATGAAAAGCGTGATGCTTTTGAAAAACTCAAGGCCGAGCAATTCCTGAAATTCAATGACATTGTTGCAGCATCGCAGGTCGACGGTGTGTTCCAAGCTGAGGTCTTCCGTGAGAACCTTGAGCAGCTGGCTGATTTTACAGAATCCAGGCTTGACTTGATAACCCGAACAACGGCCAACAAAATATCCAATACCGCACGGCTGAACATTTACAAGGAATTTGACACTGAGGAAACCCGCTACAAGCTTATCAATCCGCAGGACCGCAGAACAGACAAGGCGTGCAGCGAAGTGATTACAGGGCAGGGCGCAGGTCTCCCTCTCCACGAGCTTCTGGCACTCATGGCGGAAAAGAGCAGAAAGTATTTCCCTGATTTTAATTTTGACCCACGTGCGCCAGTGATGCACTACAATTCCCGCTCAGTGGTTGTCAGAATCCATGAAGGTGGCTGATGTGGCCGACATCAAGACAGCTGGCGTTTCTATTGACAAGAGAATCGGGCGCATGATTGCATTTGAGCTGGCCAGCATGATTTTCACCCGCTCGCAGGAAAACCTCGTCAACCCGATTGATTGGGGAAGTGGTCGCCCAAGCAAACTCACTGATACTGGTGCCCTTCTAGCATCTGGCCGCTTGATTGAAACCGTTGATAATTTCACCGTGCGCTATAATGCCAGCTATGCCTCTTATGTCGAGTATGGTACTGTCCCCCATTATGTCCCTCCGAGAATTCTCGCTGAGTGGGCACAGCGGAAGATTGGCCTTAGTGAAAAGGAAGCCTGGAGCATGGCATATGCTGTTTCTGCGAAGATTGGGAAGGAAGGGACCATCCCGAAGCATTATCTTCGTGATGCGCTTGACTGGGCAATGGAAGAATTCATACGAAGGTATTCTGGCAAGCGGATTCGGATTAATCTCAACCAGAAGAAATTCTCGGATTAGCAACATTTAAAAAGAAGGACGCATGAGCTTTTTCTAGACATCTCCTTGAGGGTTTGTCTGTGTGAGTGTGTGTGAATGAGTGAAGCAATAGACCTGATAGAGTCAGCTTTAAGCTCTGGATGGAACTCGGCCAATACAGATTCTGTTACCCCGCAATTTCAGACAATTTATGAGACGTTCTCGGCAGATTATGGAATGCATACAACTTATGTTCTATTTTACACCCGCAACACACAGGTTACAAATGCCCAAGCTGGCTCTGCGAATCATAACGAGGTGGAAAACATCTCAGTCAACATCAGGACAATGAAGAGCAGGGACCATGCAGTGAAATGCCTCAAGGAAGCGATTCGGCTGCTCAAGGCCAACATGAAATTGAATAATGCAGATGGTCACTATGTCCGCACGAGCAATTGGACCGACCATTCAGACAAACGAAGGAAAATCTGGGAATTCACTCTTGAGTGTACAGTGACCAGGTTCAATGTATAGGTGGAATCATGAAAGTGATTGTGAAGAATGTTTTTAGGAAGGATTTGAAGCTTCTTGACTTCGGCTCTGTTGAGGTCAAGGCAGGGGGAACTGTTGAGGTCGAAGCAACCGAGCAACAGATTCAGGAGATTAAGAACACTCCAAGGCTGGAACTTGTTTCTGCGCCTGAGAAGAAAAAGAAAAAAGGTGATGAAAAATGACATACGCACTTCCGACGATATCATATGTGCAATGGGGAAAAGAGGCGAGCTATCCAGATGAGACAAGCAACTCCGAGCCTGCGACAACCTGCGATGAGGATTTCTGGGAGGTCCAGAGCATCAACGACTCGCAGAAGAACAACTTGATTAAGTTGTACCAGCTCACTGGCGGGCGAGATGTCAATTCTGTTGTTAATGGGCGCTTTGATGCGAACCTGAAAGTAGAATGCAACCTGACCACAGATGATGCACCATGGGAGCTTATCATCGGCAGCCTTGCAGCTGGTACTGCAACGCCAACGAATACCCTTCCAAGCTTTGCTGTTGAAATTGGGTACAAAGATTATTCTGGCAGCTTGAAGAGAGCCAAATTCCACGGGTGCAAAATCAACTCGGCAGCTCTCAGTTATAATAAGAAGGGCGAGCCAGTGAAAGTGTCTTTGGACATCCTCACTCAGAGAGTATGGATTACAGATGTTCTTCAGACCCCGACAGCTCCAACTGATGTACCACTCACAGACTTTGAGTGCTCATTGGAACTTCCAAATGCATCGGCACTTACAGATGTGCAGAGTTTCAGCACCACGATTGCACATAATCTTGTTGAGCAGTCTGATAACCGTGCCAGATTCAAGGCGGACTTGATAACTGGGAAACGGGACTACACCCATGATTTCAGCCTGTACTTCAATGGTACTACACGGCTTGAGAATTTCCTTGGGAATGCGGGATATGCTGTGGATGGCGTCACACCTGATTCAGAGGCTACCATGGAACTGACAATTACAAAGGGAGGAAATACGGTAGTGATTCTTTGGGGGGTTACATACTTCGAGGATTTCAGTGCACCTCTTGACATTGGCGGAGACCTTGTTGTCCAGAAATTCACAGGGTTCTCCAAGACAATGACCAGCGTGGTGGTTTCTTAATGAGAGAAATCTCTGTCGATGTTCCAGAGTCTGAATTCACTGTGAAATTCGGCGAGCATAAGATGGTCTTCATGAGAATGAGTCCGACCAAGCTCAAAGAATTCCAGAAGAAATTCAAGCATCTCAAAGTTGGTGTGAAGGATGATTTGGTCGAGATTTCCGATGAGGAAGCTGAAAAGCGCATAGATGATATGTATGCGATGATTGAATTCCTCGTCACTGACACCACGCTCAGCATCTCTGAGCTGAAGAATTATCCAACTGCCGCCCTGGAACCACTCTTGAGAGTGGTCCTTGAAGAGCAGGGACTCGGAGTGGATAAAAAAAAATAATACTTAACCGACTGATTGTCGGGGAAAGAATGATGGAGGAGGATGCGATGGATGTGTTGGTTGCGCAGGCGAGTTTGCTGCTTAATCAGCCCCCATCGGTTGTCCGAAAACAGACTGTGCGTGACCTTGAGCTGGTCTTCACGGTGAAAGAGGCATATGCGGAACTGGAGAAACAGGAGATGGACAAGAACAAGAGCGGTGGGAAATCTGTGTTGAACAAGAGGAAATAAAATGGCAGAAAACAAAATGATTGTCGAGGTTGTCGATGGGGGGCTTGGCGGAGGTACAGGTGCAGCTGGCAAGTCTCAGGAAAAGACAGCCGAAAACACTGGGAAAACTGCCGTCCTCATGGGTGCCACAGCTGGGGCGACGATGAAGCTCCTGGACATAATCCTGAAGCTGGTACCACTTGGGGATATCCTTGAATCCGGCTTTAGCGGAATCGGCGCATCTCTTTCAGTCCTTGCCAAAGTTCTCGGTCTCATAGTCCGCCCACTTGTTGATTTGTTCATCCCCGCAGTCATGGGGCTTGTCGTGCTTCTCATGCCGTTCATAACCCTGATGAATGCGGTGTTTAGGCCGCTGATGATGGTCATGATGGTTGCATTTGCCAAGTTCAACGAGAAGCTGATGCCCCTCATGGCACAGTATATGCCCATGCTCCTGGAAATCGCATCAGGGGTCGGTGAGTTCGCTGCTGGAATGCTCCAATGGTGGTTCGAGTTCGGCGAGAAACTTTTCACTGGTGACTTCGGAGGGGCACTGGATATGCTTATCAATCTTGGTACCAGCATTATGATGGGCCTGATTGAAGGAACACTTGCTGCGATTCCATATATAGAAGACCTTGTTGCTGGAATTTGGGGAAACATCAAAGACATCGAAATCGGCGGCCAGTCAATCGAAGATTGGGTGAGTGATATCCTGGCACCATTGCAGGCAATGTGGGATTTCATAACTGGAATGTTCAGCGGGGAGGGTGACAATCCTATTATCAATTTCTTCCAGAACATGAAGGATGCAGCTGCACAGATTGTATCCTCGCTTCTTGTGATTGTTGTTGCAGTCCTAAGTTCTCTTATGACAACCCTGACTGGAAAGATATTCCCAGAGATAAAAACAGCCCTGATAGCTCTTGTTGAGCTTCTTAAGTTCAAATTCATTGAGGTCATATATTCCCTGATTGCAACAACTGCTCGGGGTCTTGCAGAGTTCATAGAAAACGTGAGGGATGCGCTAATCAGCATTGCAAATGCGTATAACGAGGTTGCAAGCATAGTTCCAGGGATGCAGACAATTGACACTGGTGCGATAAGCGCCGCTGCATCTGCCGCTACGAAGCCACTTTATGATATTGCATACAGCGCCGAGACCACTGCTGGAACGGCAGCTGCTCGTGGTGGGGAGGTTGTCAGCAGCATAACCGTGAATGTCAATGGAGATGTCTCTGGTGAGGAGCTGGTGAACAAGATTAAGGAGAACCTGGAGAGGTACCAAGGGACGATGTTGGACCAAAACGGGATTTCTCAGGGGTTAGTGGGGTGAAAAGATGAGTCTTACATTCAATGATGGTTCGTCGGATGTGCTTGTACTTCCTGACGGGTACAGCATAAACTACAATTCAAAGAGAGAGAACATGGTACTTCCAATCCAGATGACAAGCACGGTCCAGGGGATGGACATGATTGCCACGACCATCAAGTACAAAGTCACTGGGTTGATTTACATCAATCCACATTCCTCATACAACACACTGGCGCTTTTGAAGGCTGCATTTGTCGCTCTTCATCCAGGCTCAAGCAAGACATTTTCAGTAACAGACAGTGACAGCGTGTGGACAGAAAGCACTGTTTTGATGGATTCTTTTACCCTGGATGCCACTGAGAGGACACCTAACGGGTACAAATACAGCATAGATTACACTGTAATAACGACTGCGTTGATATAATGGCTGCGATAAAATGGTTCTTGAACACGGTTGAGCAAACCACCCTTACGATGGTGGACTTGTCAGTTTCCAAGAGTGTGAAAGACTATACTGGGATGTTCAACTTCAAGATTGCCAATCCACTTGGAGTTAATGAAGACAAGATTTCCCAGAACGACACAATCAAAATCCAGCTCTATGATTATGATGCCTCAGCCTGGGACACCGTGCTTGAGGGGTATGTCGATGCTGTTGAGAAGGACAGCAACTATCTCATCATTCGTGGTTCTGATTGGTCTGGTCGCTTGTATGACCGAGATGTCAACGAGACATACAGACATCGGGAAATCAGCTGGATGGTCAAGGACATCATTGCGGATTATTTCCCAGAATTCACTGACACCAACGTGACCAATACTGGAACTGAGTCTGAGATGAACACCCAGACTTCCACCGATGGAACATTCACGATGAATCTGGCCAATGAAAAGCTGGCGCAGAAATTCACCCCGACTGTGACAAATGTCATAAAGGTCAGTGTGTTTGTTCAAAACAATGCCAGTGGAGAGGCCGATTTCGAGCTTCGGGCTGATTCTGGGGGGACTCCTTCAACAACGGATGTCCTGGCTTCCATGAGCAATGTGACTCTGGCAAATGGCTGGAATGAGGTGTATGTTACCAGGAAAAATCTCGATACAGCCACTAGCTATTGGCTTGTTGTGACTTGGAAAGCTGGTACATTCGACCTTTCAACTGAGGGTTCTGCAAATACTGGCCGTGTTGCTTATTCATCAGCAGACCCTGAATCCTGGGCTACTCAAAATTATGATGATTTGGCGTTCAAGACGTATTCCACAACAGGAAAAATCATTGAGAAGGTCAAATACTCTGGAAAGAAAGCAGCTGA